ACTATCCCCATATCCCGGGCCTTTTTCCTGAGTGCATCAAGCCCCTTCTCTCCTGCAGCAAACAAGGGAAGGAGCTGAGTTCCCGCGCGTCCGAATATATCCTGTGCTGTCGCCGCTCGGATTGTCGGGTCCTCAACGGCCGCGATCGATTTGGCGATTTTGTCGAACTGCTGTTCCGGACTCAATCCCCGCAGCTCCTCGACTTTAATCCCGATCCGGTCAAAGGACCTTATGTAAGTGGCCATTCCTTCATCGGCGTCAGTGATGGTTTTCGCCATGCGCTTGACGCCTTTTTCGAGGGCCTGGATATTGGCTCCGCTTATCTCTGCCGCATACTTGAGCTCGGACAGCGCCTCGGTCGAAAAGCCGGTCCGCAGCGCCATCTTGTGGACCTCATCGCCGGCTTTGATATAGCCCTTGACCATCATGCCGACAGCGCCGGTTATGGCTGCGCCGGCGGCAGTCATGGCCATGCCGGCTTTTCTGAACTGAGCGGAATGGTCCTTCAGGGTTTTCCGTGCTTTTCCAAGAGCTTTCTGAAGTTCAGAGTCGTCAGCGCCGATTTTGACGAGAAAACTTTTGACGGTCATTCTATTCCTAGTCTCTCCTTGAGCTCTTTAAGCTCCTTTTTCGCTTCCTCTTTGGTCATGATTTTTTCTGGAAACATTTCAGGCAGCAAATCGGAGATCTCTGTCTTTTTCCCTAACAAACAGCTCACAATATGAGCGGCAAGCCAGGCCGTCCGCCGCCATTCTTCTTTTTCCTTCTCTTTGTGGGCCTCGACTCTCTCCTGCAGCTCCGCAGGGGTGAGGCTCTCAGACTCCTGATGGTCTCTTACGCCGACTTGGAACGCGATTTTCCGGTACTCTTTGAAGATGTCTTTTTCTTTTTTTTTTCGGACGGTAATCCTATCTGATCAGCTATAGCCTTTATGATGATATTGACGATATCCATCACCTTGTACTTATCGGGGATTGTGTTATCAATGAGCTCCTCGACTTTCTCGGGCGTGAGCGATTCGTCCTCCCAGACCAATCCGGCATAGGCGAAGAAAGGTACCTCATCGACATGCACATCCAAGACATCGGTTAGATCCTTCTTGCTGCCGAATTTCTCCCTTATAAGCCGGGTCGCCCTGAATCCAAAGCGGAGCCTTCGGGGCTTGTCAAGATCGAGGACGTGCTCATCCATTACGGGACCTCGATGGCGGCGATCGTCAGATCTGCTTCAGTGCTATACGAGATCTGCACCTTCTCGGCAGCATCATTGAACCTGTCTTTCGGGAATGGCCCGATCATTTTCTCGCTGCTGGCCGGGACCTCAACCACAGCATCGTGATCATAGCCTTGAGAACATGGAGTCTGTGAATCAACAGTCACGGTCCGTGCTAATGTCGCGTTGGCATTTTTGACATGGATGAAAGTCCTGCCTGAATTCACAAACTCATCCCCTCCGGCTGCGGCAGCACCATAACTCGGAGTAAGACCGGTCAGGACGACTTTCTGGACGTTTAAAGTTGACATTTTATACCTCCTCTCTCAGATTAGGTTTTTGCGAGTGAACCGGTTCCTTTCAGCGTGAAAGACGCGACTCCAGCATCTCCGAGAGGCCCTGACATGGACAGCGATTCAACAGTGGCCTTACCCATATAGACATGGCCGGGGGTGATTATCTGGAACTGCTTCTGGAGCTGGTTGTCGAAGGAGTCCTCGATCTCGAGGAATCCAGCATCGTCTTCGATGATGAAGGCGTCGAAACTGATCCCCCAGTTTCTGTTCCCGGGAAGATTCTCTTCCCATCCCAGGGAATCCTTGTCGGTGACATCAATCGCGCCTAAACCTCGATCAAAAGTTGCATCTTTCTGGCCGCCCACTTTGGTCCATACCGGAGAGACTTCCGTGCCCGTGTTCACCTTCAGATAAACATCATTGCCTTTGACTTTTCCCATTTTGTTTTACCTCCTTATAGGATTTCTTCCGGGCTCTCCTCAGCTCGGAAGATGTATTGTATTTGTGCCTGGAAGAGCTGTTTTGCCTTTACCCGGCTTATCTCATGTTTGACGGCATGAAGATAAAACCTCACGTTGTCCGCTTCAACCGGCTCTTTCCCGCACCGGATTAAATAATCAAGCATCTCGTAGATCTCGCTGTGGCTCGAACTGTAGGCCAAAACGGAATAGCAGTAATTCTCGTCTCTCTCTTCTCTATCCAGCATTTTTGGCGGCTTGATCTTAAAGTCCGGACAGATGATCCATCGCGCCAGCTTCTTCTTAGGCTCTTTTTTCATTACGGGAAAGCCTTTAACTCTGTCATAAATGACCTTCCCGATATTCAGTCTTTTTTTGAATATTGCCATTTCACACCTCCTCGATGAGGTAACGGAATTTTAGGATCCCGTGCCGTGTTTTCCCATCGATATCGATAATAAGGTCATAGGAATCGAGCCCATCCAAAACGGCCCGGAAATCCGGAGCCAGGTCAAGAGGGCTCGCGGTCAAAATCTGCTCTATAGCGTCGGTCATCTCATCGGCTTCTTTTCTGCCGTAATACCGTGACCAGATGTGGATCGTTGAATAGACCTCCTGGCCGGGCTTCGATTTATCGGACCAATCCCTCGCAGTGATCTCGCCCATTACCACATAGGGATAAGGCTCGTTTGTGGGATTGTCGTCGAACACCTTAAAGTCGGTATTCGCTTCGATCCTTTCAACCTGGGCCTTATGTAAAACCAATGTGGGAGATTTCATTTCTTCAGGATCTCCTTTATCCGCTTAAAGAACTTTCCCTTTACTGTAAGCCATGCGGGATGAAGAAATGGCCGCGCCGGAAGGCCTCTCTCGCTTATCGCCTTACAGATCGGCCATGCCGAGTCGAATCCATGCCGCCGGGCCCATCCCTCGAGCGCGTCGAGAGGAGGAAAATGCTTTTTTGTCCCATACTCCACATAAGGACCGTAAGGAGCCTCGGGTCCGACTTCTGCGGTCATTCCTGAATTCGTAAGATAGACCATTATCGAATTCGCCAGATTGCCTAGATCCCAGGTCTTCATATCTCTGAGGTTCTTTTTCGATTCAGTTTGGACGTCTATCCCTGAAGCGTAGACTTCTCTTTTGAATTCGCGTCTATTTTCTTCACTCATCTTTCTCAAAGCCCGATCAATCTCTTTCTCTCCTTCTGTGGTTACATGGACGTTCATTTCTCTTCCCTTCCCAGGACCTCGAGGAATTGATGTCTTTCCTGCAGGTCGATGATCGACTCTATTCCGATGATCCTTTCTCCGTGTTTGATCCTCATTTCCGCAGTTATGTCCGATCGATATCGGATCCTTACCCTATGGCTGACCTCATTCTTGATCTGATGAGCGTAGAAATACTCGCGGCCGCTCAGCGGCTCGATCGACGCCCAGACTGTGACGACGTCTTGCCAATTTACCGTATGTCCTTTATATTCATCAGGCGTTTTTATCGGCTTTTGGAAAGTGATCCGGTGTCTCAGGTCTCCGATTTTCATAATGTGAAAACCTTATAGCTCCAGAGCAGCGCTTTGGCTCCGGCCGGGATATCCTCGGATCCTCGGTTGTCGTACAGATGGCCGACGATCTGGAGGACTGCTTGTCTAAGCGTCTCAGGGATACTCTCCGCGTCGTCTCCATAGCCGGCCTTGAATTCGATTATGAACGAGGCAAATCCGCGGTATGATGGCCAGGAACAGCCGCTTTTGAGTCTTACTCGACCCGGAGAATTCTCTGAAGCATCGACATCATAATAAGTGCTGCTCACCTCATCCTCATTACCGGCGTCATCGATCACTTTGATGGAGCTCACACTCTGAAGCGGAGGTTTCGGGATCTCGATCTCCGCCGGCGCGGAATCCAAATACATCTGCCAGGTCTGCGTTATGAACGCCCGTTTTGTTTCTTTCTCTGCCAGCTGCCGGGCTGTGGTGATAAGCGCAGTGATCAGTAAGTTGTCGTCATTCGAGTCGACCTTCAAATGATTCTTGGCCGTTTCCAGCGTCACCGGCTCAACGGCCGGCGCAGTTTTCAGCTTTAGTCTCACAAGTTTCTCCTCTTTCAGATCTCGATCTTACTTTTTCTCCTTGTTCTCACTCGGCCCTGTAACTTTGGTTTTACTCGGTCCGGCCTTTTTTTTCGGCTTCAATTCTGTTGCCAGATCTCCGTCGATTAACACCTTACCCAATGAATCAGGGACCTCATAAGTTTTCCCTTTCTTATACTCCTGGATGTTGATGTGATCTGGTGCGCCTATGGCGTCCTGTTTCATCCGGATTTTTTTCATTCAAAAATCTCCTTTGTATGGATTTAGAAAGAGAGGGAGGCCGCTTGCTGCCTCCCCTCTTATGCTTTCAATCCTGTCTCTGCTTTATGCCTGCGCGGGTTTGTGTCTTGGATGACCCTTGATGACGCGTCCCTCGAATAATCCGCCGGTTGCTGGAGATCCTGTGCAGCTTTTCAGGTCGATTCGGACATATCTCTTTTTCCCGACATATCCGAAAGTCTTGATCTTCTGGTCGTCAGCTGTCGCGAACACCGGCTCGGACCCGATCAGATCTTCGTCGGCCACAGCAGCAGCATCGGAAAGGTCGCTCTCGTCTCCCTCTTTCAGCTCGAACGTGTAGTCATCGCCGTCCGTGATGTCTCCGGAACTTATCTCTATTCTGGCGCTCTCAAAGCCCTGGAGGTCGATGATCGCGTCTCCATCCTTAGCGGCGGTCAGGGCCTGCATGTTCAGGGATTTTTCCGTTAATAGATCATGATATAAATCTCTCATCATTCTCCTCCTTTATGCCGCCACTTTCTGCTTTCGGATCGCTTCGGCCAGGATCACTTGCGCGTCGGTCCGCTTCCAGAACAGGAATCCGATCATCCCCTCTAAGGCGTACTTCTCAATCAGTCTCTGGACGTCGATGTTCTCCCGGTCAATGATCAGGTAGGCCGCTTTGAAGTCGCCGTAGAGGATCGGATAGGAATCTGAGGCTACAGCGGGCATGTCTATGGCTTCCACAATAGGATCTCCCACGAGAGTAGACGGCTGGCCGGCCTGATAATTTGGCTGCCAGATGTACTGGTCGTTTTGGTCCTTGAAGAGCCGGATATCCAGGACCGTCGAGCGCTTCATCAGGAACTTGGCGTTGCTGGCATAATAATCCGGCAGATCGTATTTCAGCTTGAGTATTCCGTCAGCTGTAAGCGCGCTGGCGTTCCCGCTTTTCACTTCTGCGACGTCTGAGTTTGTCAGGAGCCCTTCAGGCCGCGCTGACGTTCCCGGTCCGGAAATGAATGCTGTTCCTTCCTTCTTGTTAAACTTCTCGGATGTCTTCCGGATGATGTACTCCTCGAGATTGAAAACAGAATCTTCGAGCAAAGTCTTTTTCGGGGTAACAAGGGCTCTCAGCTCTTTGGGATCGAGCTTCTCCATTTCCCATTTGAAGTCGCCGGCGATCAGTTCCTCATCCGGCCAGGCTGCTGTCACAGTGTCTTCGCCTTCTTTCGGGAATTCCACTCCGGACCCTCCGATTGTCTCTACCGAAACGATCTGACGGATGGGAGAGATCTCGGTCAGCTTGGTGATGATCCGGTTTCGAAGTTCAATAGGCGCCGTATAACCTCCAGCCACGTCGTCGGAGATCCTCATGACTTTCTGCTCTTCTGGAGTTATGGTCCCCTTCCTCATCCAGCTCTCAAAGGCTTTCATCTCTTCTGAGGGCTCTTCATCGCCTTTGTTGTCATCGCCCATTCCCGGCCGGCTAAGAGCGGTTTCCACATCATCGATTCGCTTATCGACTTTTTCCGTGTATGCTTTGAACTCAGCCTCTGTTATGTTTCCTTTCTTCAGCTCCTCGAACTTGTCGGCGATCAGCTTATTGAGCTTCGTGATCTCATCTTTGGTCTCCTCCTTGATGGCCGCTTTGACCTCCGCTGCAGTGCTTGCGATCAGTTCTTTTTTTTGTTCTTCTGTCAATTCAGGTGGCATGTTGTTCCTCCTTTTTGGATTCTATTGAGCTCACTGTCTCAATAGTTGAGGACAAGAAGCTTTCTCCTTTCTTGTCCTTTTTGCTGTCAAAGAGCTTCTGGAGCTCCTTGACCGTCCCGGACAACAAGTGGTCTCCCGGCTTGTCGTCGTTATCGTGCGGCTCCTGCCCCGGAGTGCCTTTCGGCGGCTCCGCGGCTTCAAGGAGTGCGGACAAGGCCTGTATGGCCTGTTTGATCAATTTCATGTTGGCAGAGGAAATGACCCTCCCGGTTTTCAGCTCTGTGAGAAAATCGAGAGTTCCCTCTATGGACTTGGCTGCCGGCTCGAACTTCTCATGCTTGACGTTGTTGTCTGCCAGCCATTTCTTGGCCTGAGCTGCTGTCCAGTTTTCAGTCGGAAACCGGATGGCTTGAGGAATCGGATTGTCAGCCGGCTTGTTGTGCTCCTTTGTCTTTCCCCAAATCACGGCAGCCGTGGCCGGGACTTTGATTTTCCCATAAATTGTGCCGTCCTTCTTGCGCCTGAATGTTTTGGAGTCGAAAAGATCAGGGTTTTTGATTCTTGCGCTGTGCTCGTTCGGATAAGGCTTTGCTTCAAAAAATTCCAACGCCGCGTTTTCAAGCTCTTTCTCTTTTACAGCTGTTATCTGCGCCAGAGTCTGCATCGGGAAAACAACCGGCGCGATCTCGTAAAGCTT